TTGGGAATAATTTTTTATGATTAAAGACAAACCTGATAAAGTTGTATATAATCTTAAACATGAACTTTAAACTGTCATTAATTTTAAGTGGGTTACTACTGGCTTCTTTGGGCGGTTTTAAACTTTATTACGATAAATCAGAAGCTGAAAAGCAAGCTATGGCCGTGCAACTGCAACAATCTATGGACAATCAATTGTTATTAGAAAACTCTATTGCAAAACAAAACGAAGCAATAACGGAACACTTAAAAAAAGAAGCAGAAAATAAAACACGTATTTTAGAACTTTCTACAGCCAACAGTGCTGCTCAAGCAGAAGTTAATCGATTAAAAAAAACCTTTGCTAAACATGATTTAAACATGCTTTCTATGGCAAAACCTAAGTTAATAGAGCGTATTGTAAACAGAGCTACTGCAAAAGTAGGTCAAGAACTAGAAACTCTTACGGACCCTAATCAATTTGATGAAGATAATACAGCTACTGACATTGACAGCACTTCTTAGTGGCTGTTCTTTATTAGACTCTCGTTTTACTCCACCGGAAGTAAGGCCGGTAGAGATAATAACTGTAGAAAAAGCTGCGCCTGTATACCACCCGCCTTTACCTAATCAAATTACAGCTATGCCGGTAGAATGGAAAGTATTAACGCCAGACACTATGGAAGAATACCTTAACGATTTAGAAAAAGGAGAAGCCCCCTCCCAAGCTTTTTATGGTTTAACAAACAAAGGTTACGAAAATTTATCCAACAACATAGCTGAAATTAAACGTTACATACGTCAACTTTTATCTATAAACGAATATTACAGAAATTTAAATCAAAAAGAAAAGGAGTAGTTATGAGTTTAGTAAGCTGGTTAAAATCATTCTTCAAAGTTGAAGAAGAAGTAGAGTATGAAAAAGTTCGTACTAAAGACTGTAAAGGAAGATTTGTTGCAGACGATCCAGATACCCCAGAAAACGAGGCTTGGACTAAAACTCCTGCTCCAAAAAAGAAGAAGGCAAAGAAAAAACCTGCCGCAAAAAAGAAGAAGGCAAAGAAATGAAAATTAGTTTAGAAGGTATTAAGCTAATTAAAGCTTTTGAAGGCTGTGAACTAAAAGCGTACCAAGATGCGGTTAAGGTTTGGACAATTGCTTACGGTAGAATTAAAGAAGTTAAAGAGGGCGATACTTGCAGCCAAGAACAAGCTGAAGAATGGTTTGCAGAAGAATTACCGGAGTATGAAAGCTATGTAAATGACATGGTTGAAGTATCTTTGTTGCAAAATCAATTTGATGCTTTAGTTTCATGGGTTTACAACCTTGGTCCATCTAACCTTAGATCATCAACATTATTAAAAGTATTGAACTCAGGTGAATACAAAAGTGTTCCAGAACAAATAAAACGTTGGAACAAAGCCGGGGGCAAGGTGTTGGAGGGTTTGACACGTAGACGAAAATCGGAAGCTTTATTGTTTGAAGGCAAAGAGTGGGAACAGTTATGAATATAGTTCATATAAGACCTAGTAAGATTGTATTAGATGTTGTAAGATTGAGTGCGAAGTATGGATGAAATAGACGTTGTTCAGTTTACTTATAAAGTTATTCGAGAAAGACAATCTTTAATTAGAGACCTTTTAGAAAATAACGGTATAAAAAACATGGAACATTACCGAGAACTTATGGGAGAGTTGAATGGTTTAAATTTAATACGCCACGAACTCTCTGATATGCTAGAAAACCAGGAGAAGCTAAATGGCTGAAGCTGCACAAAAGAAAGAACCTAAAAACGATTTATTAAGCTCACTTTATGTTGAAGCTAAAGAAAAAACACTAGACCCCTCCTTAATAGATAAACCTATATTAGACCGTTTACCTTCCCCTACCGGATGGCGAATGCTTATTCTTCCGTATCGACCACCAAGAGAAACTAAAGGTGGCATTTTACTAGCTGACAAACACTTAGACGATGCTCAAGTGCAAACTGTTGCCGGTTACGTTTTAAAACTTGGCCCGTTAGCTTACAAAGATACTGAAAAATTTCAAACAGGACCGTGGTGTGAAGAAAATCAATGGGTAGTTTTTGCCCGTTACGCGGGTTCCCGTTTTAAAATTGAGGGTGGTGAAGTTCGTATTCTTAATGATGACGAAATTTTAGCTACTATCAAAGACCCCGAAGATATTTTACATACTTAAAGAGGAATTGTTTTATGGCTGCCACAGAAGCACAATTAGCAGAAGTAGAAGAAAAAAGTATCCCTTTAGATATTGTTGAAGAAAGCGTTGAAATTGAATTACAAGATGACAACGCTTCTGTAGAAGTAGTTACAGAAGAAACAGTAACTGAAGATGCGTCGGAACAAGAACAAGAGCAGTATAGTAAGTCTGTTCAAAAAAGAATTAATAAATTAACTAAACGTGTAAAAGACACAGAACGTGAACGTGAAGAAGCTGTTCGTTACGCTCACACTATGAAGTCTGAAGCAGACAAAGTTAAAACTAGGTTGCAAACGTTAGATCAAAGTTATATTTCTGAATACGGAAGCCGCATTTCTGCAGAGCAATCGCAAGCCGAATCTTTGTTAAAAAATGCCGTAGAGCTTGGGGATTCCCAAGCAACCGTAGATGCTCAACGTCAGCTAACTAAACTTGCCGTAGCCGAAGATCGTTACAATCAAGCAAAAGCACAGCAAGAACAACAAAAAGCGGCTTATGAAGCACAAGCGGCTAACCAACAGCAAGCGGCAACAGCCGCTGGGCAACTTCAAAATGCCGCACCCCAACAACCCGACCCTAAAGCCGAAAAATGGGCTTCAGAAAATTCTTGGTTTGGTGAAGACTACACAATGACTTTTGCAACCTTTGGATTACATAAACAAATGGTTGAAGAAGAAAAATTTGACCCACGCTCAGATGAATACTATGATGAGTTGGACAAACGAATTAAAAGTGAGTTCGCTCATAAGTTTAAAAAAGATAAAACCGAGACCAGCAAAAGAACCGCTCAGAATGTTGCTAGTGTCTCGCGAGGAAGCAAATCTGGGCGCAGCAACAAGGTTAGACTCACCCCAAGCCAAGTAACAATTGCTAAAAAATTGGGTGTGCCACTAGAAGAATACGCTAAATACGTGAAGGAGTAGGTGAATATATGACTGAAAATACTAAAGAATCAAAAAGTTCTGCAGAGGATTTAAAGGCAATTCAACGTTCTTCTCGCGCCAAAACAACTAGAAATGCTACGACTAGGCGTAAGCCGTGGCGTCCATCGTCAAATTTAGATGCACCCCTTGCACCAGAAGGGTATAGTCATCGTTGGATTCGGGCCGAAGTTAGAGGACACGAAGATAAGTCTAATATTTCAGCACGTATGCGAGAAGGTTATGAACTTGTTCGCAAAGATGAATACCCAGATTTTGAAGCTCCTGTAGTTGATACAGGGAAACATGAGGGCGTATTTGGAGTAGGCGGATTACTTCTTGCGCGTATACCGTTAGAAACAGTAAAAGAAAGAACTGATTACTTTAAAAAAAGGCATTCAGATCAATTAGAAGCTGTAGACCACGATATGATGCGAGAGAATGCTCACTCTACAATGGCAATCAATAAACCTGATCGTCAAACTAGAGTAACTTTTGGTGGTCCACGTAAATAACGTAGACCGAATTTTATTTTAATTAGGAGATTAAAGAAATGGCAAATCAAGAAAGTGCCTATGGTCTTCGCCCAGTTGGCCTTGTTGGCGGCGGAGTTAATTCTACCGGTACTACCGAGTATGAAATTGCTTCCGACAACACTGATGCTATATTTCAATATGGAATAGTAGTCCCACTTGCCGGGGGTGTAATTACCTTTGCCGGCGCTACAAGCGGTGGAACTACACAAGCACTAGGTGTGCTCACGGGCGTTCATTACCATGATTCCGTCAAGAAAAAGCCTGTTTGGCTTAATTATTGGCCGGGTTCTGGAAGCGTAAGCGTGGATACTAATTATCCAGTAAAAGCGTTTGTTGCTGACAACCCAAACCAACTGTTCCAAGTTGCTACCGATGCTAGTATTACCAGCAGAGCCACTGCTCTGACTGCTGTATTTGCAAACGCAACACTTGGTACTTCTGCCCGTACAGGTTCAACTGATACGGGGCGTTCTAACTCAGCATTAAGTGTATCTTCAATCGCAACTACGGCAACTTTGCCATTGCGTGTTGTAGGTATAGTAAATGATGAAGCAAATAGTGATTTTACTGCAGCGGGTATTCCGTTATTAGTAAGACTAGGAGCTCATTTTAATGCGTCAACCCGTCGTTTTGATTCGCAGACTACTGCGGATACAACCGGCATTTAAAGGGGATTATTGAATGGCTATTTCGAGAGCACAATTAGCGAAAGAGCTCGAACCCGGTTTAAATGCTTTATTCGGGTTAGAGTATGACAGGTATGAAAAAGAGCACGCTCAGATTTTCGACGAAGAATCTTCTGATCGAGCGTTTGAAGAAGAAACAATGCTATCAGGCTTTGGTACCGCACCGGTAAAAGCTGAAGGTAGTGCAATTTCTTTTGATGATGCGCAGGAAACATTTACTGCACGTTATACGCATGAAACTATTGCGTTAGCGTTCTCAATTACAGAAGAAGCAATCGAAGATAACTTATATGACCGTTTAGCTGCCCGTTACACACGCGCACTAGCACGTTCTATGAGTCAATCGAAGCAAATTAAAGCCGCTTCTATATTGAACAATGCTTTTTCTACAACCAATCCGGTTGGTGATGGCGCAGCACTTTGCTCCTCATCACACCCATCTATCAGCGGAAATCAAAGAAATCTATTGTCTACGGCTTCAGATTTAAACGAAACTTCGCTTGAGCAGATGTTGATTGATATTGCAGGTTTAACCGATGAACGCGGTCTTAAAATTGCAGTTCGAGGAATGAAGTTAATTATTCCTAAAGAACTACAATTTGTTGCAGAACGTGTAATTGCTTCAAACTTGCGACCGGGTTCAGCAGATAACGATGTAAACGCAGTAAATTCTATGGGTATGATCCCAGAAGGAGCGGTAGTTAACCACTTCTTGACAGATACTGATGCGTTTTTCATTAAAACTGATGCACCAAATGGTTTTAAATTATTCCAAAGAACCCCTATTCGCACAGCGATGGAAGGCGACTTTGATACTGGAAATTCTCGCTTTAAAGCAAGAGAACGTTACAGTTTCGGAGTATCTGACTGGCGTGCTGTATTTGGGACTCCTGGAGCTTAATTTAAGCTTATGTTACAAAAGAGGGGCAGCTTTTAGCTGCCCTTTCTTTTTTGTAGGATCTGCTATAAACTAAGAAAGAAGATTTTATCTAGGCACAATGGAACTTACCGACTGACCTAGCAGACTCGCCAAGACGGTAAGGGAATTAAGGGGACTTAATTATGGCAAATACAACGTTTAATGGACCAGTCCGGTCCGAGAATGGTTTTAAAACTATTGATGTAACCGCAGCAACAGGAGCCATCGCTGATGGTTTAGTAATTAATTCAGATGGTAATATTTTTACTGATGCTGGTGCGCATACTCAGTATGTAGCAGCAACAGGATATGGTCCTGCTGACTTTATTGTAGGTAAAGGTGGTAGCCAATATAATACTGTTGATCCGTTTACTTCAGGACTTTCAGAGTTATTTCCTTTAGGCAGTAGATTACTTTATGGTAATACTGTTTATGCTTATGGTAGATTAGCAGCAACTGCTGTAACAGCAGGTAAATGTGTAACTCACGCTGCTTCAATAGCACATCACTTTGATTTAACTCCAACCGCAGGTGTCGCTGCTGGTGAAACTGCAATTTCAGTTGAAACCGCAGGTACAGACATTACGCTAAATCAATACGCTAATGGTTATCTATATGTAAATGATGCCGCTGGTGAAGGTCAGATGCTTAGAATTAAATCTAACCCAGCACATGACCATTCATCGGATCCATCTATCGTAATAACTTGTTATGACGATCTAGCAACTGCAATAACAACATCTTCAAGAATTACATTAATTCCTGATCCACGCAGTGGGCAAATTGTTCAAGCCGCTACCACTACAGGCGCTACACTAGGTGTAACTGTTGTTGATATGGCAGCAAGTGCATATGGTTGGTTTGCAGTATCAGGTCCGCAAGCTGTATTGACTTCAGGAACACTTGTTGTTGGTAACCATGCAGTGCCATTAGGCGCAGCAGGTGCCGTAGGGCCCGCCGCAGGAGATGTGATACAAGTAATCGGTACAGTTATGATAGTTAACGTAACTACTGATTATTCCTTAATCAACCTTACGGGTATTATCTAGGAGTAATTTATGGCTGGTTCTGATGTAATTGCAGTAAATATTACAGCCGATACAGTAGCTTTAGATGCTGATGGAATCTCAGTAGCCGCCTCAGTTGGAAATAACGCAGCACTTACTATAGGTGGTGCGTTAGCTTCTGGCGGTGCGGTTGCACTTAGCCACGGAAGAATAGTGACTATTCTTTCTGCTGGGAATGATGCAGCTAAATCGTTTACTGTTACGGGAACTGATGTTAATGGGGATGCTCAAACAGAGTCCATTACAGGTGCTAATGCAGGAACTGCTACTGGAACAAGTTACTTTTTAACTATATCTGGCATATCAGCGGTGGGCAACCCAGCAGGTAATGTCTCAGCCGGGGTTAACGCTTCAGCCGCCGATGTTATATTTACGGGCAGAGCTCGGTTTCAAGGGGTTAACTTGGTGTGTACCGGTACAGCCGGGGTGTTAGATTTTTTAACTACTTCGCCTACAGGTACTTCCTTGTATAAACTTGGAACAGTAGCTAGTGCTACGGTAACTCGGGACGTAACTATTCCCGATGAAGGTATGGTTTTTTCTAGCGGTATTTATGTGCAATACACGGTTTCAACATTTAACACTATGACGGTATTTCATGCTTAGAGGTTAGGGTACATTATGAGCCACATTTCTTCTTATACGGGATTAGAAAAAGAAATTTGCGACGAAATTAAAGCTTGGTCGGAATATGCTTTAGAAGCACCTAATGAAGAATGTGGCAATTTACCCGTTTGTGCTTATGCAAAGCAATCTTGGAAGGATAAAAAAGTTGGTTTTTCTTTTAAGTATTGTCCGGGTTACCAACCTTTATATACATTAATATCTACTTTTGACGATTCCTTAGATGTAGCCGTGCTAGTTGATTTAAGTTACGACGATGATGCAGAAAAATTTCATCAATATTTAGTTGATTTAAACGAAGCTATTTCAAATGGTTTTTTTATACAGAAAGACGTTTGGGTTATGGGTTTTCACCCGGATGATGATTTAAACGAAGTTATAGACGACGGCACTTTTGAGCCAATGATTGAAACTGAGTATGCTATGATATTCATACAAAAGTTAAGTAAATTACAAAAAGCGGCAAAAAAATTAAAAACTACAGGGTATTACAAACATTTTTTTGATGATGATAACGCCCCACATGTTTTTGAATTAAGGGAACATTTTTACAACAAACTCACGCAGGAGAGTTTCTCATGAACAGAAGTAGTGTTAATTTAGGTAATGGCGCTGTTAAAAAGACGGGCGTTAAAAAAAGAATGGCTGGCGGCGGAATGGTTAAAAAAACCGGCGTTAAGAAAAGAATGGCTGGCGGCGGAATGGTTAAAAAAACCGGCGTTAAGAAATTTCGCGGTGGAGGTTTAGTTAAAAAAATGGGCGTTAAGAAATTTCGCGGTGGCGGAATGGTTAAAAAAACCGGCGTTAAGAAAATGGCTATTGGTGGCATAGTTGCTGGGGTTGGAAGGACTATTGCTAAAAAAGTTGGCGAAAAAGGGGTTAAAAAGCTAAGTGCTGCCGCAAAAATGCTTAAAGATATGGGTAAAGGCGCAGCAAAAGCAACTAAATCAACTAAACGTAAAGGCCGACCGCCTAAAAGTAAATTTGCAAAAATTAAAAGCCGCGTTAATTTAGGTCAAGGCGGTCCTTTATCTATTGCGGAAGCATCCGCTTATACAGCGGGTGGTGTGGCACTTGGTGCTTCGGGTAAAGATAAAAAGAAAAAAAAGAACGCTTAAATGGCTACTTCATCTTCTTCCAATTTTGAACTAGACGTAGCAAGTTACGTAGAAGAGGCTTTTGAGCGATGTGGCTTAGAGGTTCGTACTGGATATGACTTAAAATCAGCCAAACGTTCTTTAAACTTAATGTTAGCTGATTGGGCTAACCGTGGCTTAAATCAATGGACGGTAGAACAAACGTCTATCCCGTTAGCTTCTAATGTAGCTAATTATCCAGGCGGTACACTTTCTATAACAGTAGGGACTGTTAACGCTTTTACTGTGGGTGAAACTATTACAGGTGTAACCAGTGGTGCTACCGCTTCAATAACAAGTGCTACTTCTGCTACTGTTTTTGCTATAACCATACCTTCAGGGACATTTGTTGCGGGTGAAACTATTGCAGGTGAAACAAGTAATGCTGCTACAACTGTAACTTCTGCGGTCGATTTAAGCACGGTACAAAAAACTATTGATATCTTATCCGTAGTAATTACTCGCGATGGCACAGATTATGGGTTAACCCGTTTAAGCCGTAGTGAGTATTTAAACATACCGAATAAGTCTCAAACAGGTAGACCCTCTCAGTTTTTTTTAGACCGTCAAATAGCGCCTACGTTAAAACTTTGGCCGGTACCTGAAAATATCACAGACATTGTTAAGTTTGATCGTTTAGTACGTATGGACGATGCAGACGACTACACCAATACTTTGGAAATACCTTTTCGTTTTTACCCCTGTTTAGCGGCAGGTTTAGCTTATTATTTAGCAATAAAACGTGCCCCGCAACGAATAGAACTTTTAAAAGCTATTTATGAAGAAGAATTTAGTAGAGCGATGGAAGAAGATCGAGATCGAGCTTCGTTAAGAATAACGCCGAGTTTTAGTTATTATGGGGGTTAATTGTGGCTAAATACGCTGTTGGAAAAAAAGCTTACGGAATATCAGATCGCTCTGGTTTTCGTTATCCTTTAAATAAGATGAAAAAAGAATGGACAGGAATGTTGGTGGGTTTTGATGAGTTTGAGCAAAAGCATCCCCAACTAAAACCGGTACGCAGTTTTTCTGATCCGCAAGCGTTAAAAAACCCTAGACCTGACAGAGTAGAGCCTATTGTTACTTACGTAGCTACACCGGTCTTGTCAGAAAAAACATTTACACCAATAAGGGCTTTTACTGTTATTGGTCAAGTTACGGTGGTTACAGCATGAGTTTTACATATGCGTCTTTAAAAACAGCTATTCAAAATTACACAGAAAATGATGAAGCTACTTTTATTGCAAATTTAGATGTTTTTATAAAAAACACCGAAGAAAGAATTTTAAAAAATAATCACTTAAGTGTTTTTAGAAAAAATGCTACGGGAACAATGACGGCTTCTAATCAATATTTAAACAGCCCTACTGATTTTTTAGCTCCGTTTTCGCTTTCTATTACTTCAAGTAGCTTAAAAACTTTTTTAGATTTTAAAGATGTTAATTTTATACAAACTTTTAGTCCAGACAGCACGGCTACAGGGGTGCCCCGTTATTATGCTCAATTTACGGTAAGTTCTTTTGTTATAGGCCCTACTCCAGACAGCAACTATACCTCTGAACTCCACTACTATTACCGTCCGGCTAGCTTAACGGCTGGCTCTGATGGTGGGACTACGTGGCTAAGTATAAACGCTACGCAAGCAATGCTGTACGGTTCTCTTATAGAAGCGTATACTTTTATGAAAGGCGAACCGGATGTTTTGCAAGAGTACGAAAAACGATTTTCAGAGGCTATGATTTCCATTAAAATGTTAGGTGAATCTAGGGAAACTACGGATGAATATAGAACCGGGAAAGTAATAAGAGACAAACAATAGGAATTTATATGTTTAGTGTTGAAGTAAAGGCAAATGTAAATGGTGTAAATGTTCATACTACTGAAAACAGAGGGTTTACACCTGAAGAAATTGCGGCTAGAGCAGTAGAAAAAATAGTTTCAATTTCTGACGAAGTTGATCCAATGGTAAAAGCTCAAGCCGAAGCTTTTAAAAGTAAAGTTTACCATGTTATTGTATTAGCATGTAAAGATGCAATAAATAGCGACAGA